TAAAGACTGTTCAAATGTCTAACGACAAAGGAACATGGTTTGGTTGGGATGTTTCTAAAAAAGGCCCTGTTACACAAAAAGATTTGTATGACATGGCTAAGAACTTCGCAATCAGTGTAGGTAAAGGTGAGGTGGAAACCAAAGTTGAAACAAAAGAAACTAAAAGCGAATTTAGTTTATAAGTTTCCTGCAGGGATGGGCGGTTAAGCGAGAGTGGACCCGCCCATTTTTTATTGAAAGGCAAATGTGAACAACGAACCTAAAAATTATGAAGATTGGTTAAATCTAGGCAGGGTTATTATACCTTGTTATAAAGGTAAACCTAAAAAAGGTATAACGGGTTATACTCAAGAGGATTTTAAAATAGAGAAAGATATATGGAACAGGGATCACGGAACAGCAGAAATAGCTTTACGACTTGATCACGATGTAGATTTAGATGTTGACAATGAATTAATAAAAAATTTTATACCTTATTATATAAACGATTGCGGAGCTATATTTGGAAGAGATGGTAACCCATCTAGTCACTACCTTTGGTCAAATAAAAATAATATACCATTCAAACAATTTAGTTTACCAGAAGAGTTTCAACGAGATTACAAAGACTTTCCACACGGTGCAATGTTGTGTGAATTAAGAACTGAAAGAAAAAGATATACTATAGTCCCTGAGTCTTTACATAGTAAATCAAAAACAAATGTTAAGTGGGAAAAATTTGAAAGCATAAAAGAATACGATGGCAACTTATCTTTAGATGTCGGTAAGGTTGCTTTATCAACTGCACTAACAATTATATACCCCGGACAAGGGAAAAGAGATGAATACTGCACGGCCATTGCAGGCATACTTTTAAAAAATTCTGATTGGACAGAAGAACAAATTAATGTGTTCATATCTAGGATAGCAGAAGCAGCAAATGATGATGTAAAAGAAAGATCTAAAAAAGGATCAACAACTGCTAAAACTGATAGAAAGTTTGGTGTAAATAAAATTACGGAGTTAACAGGTTATAGTCATAGAGGTATACAAGGTTTGTTTAATTGGATTGGTATATTCCAAGACATAACAAATCAAGTATCTAAAGACATGATAGATAGAATAGAAGAGTACGGTGCAAACAGATATAATGTTTATTTAAACGTGCCAGAAAAAGATGAGATAGTTGAAAGAAAAATTTGGGTTGATGGTGAGTCTTTAATGAACCAAAAAGTTTTTTATGACAAAGCAATGAGTCAAGCAAAAGCGTGGATTCCAAGACAAAAGGCAAAACAATTTGAAGAGATGATGATTGCTAAATTTGCTGCAAGAACTAAATCTAAAGATTATGTAAAAGAAGCAGAAGATGAAGAATGGTGGAAATCTACATTTTTAAATTATTTAGATACAAAAGGGGTGTACACAAACAAAGATCAATTAGCTATTCATAAAATGCCTTATTACAATAAGGAAAAAAATTGGATTGAGTTTGATTTAAATAACTTTGAAAAAGAATTAGTTAAAAATAGGGTGACTATAAAAAGAGTCGATCTTGTAAATAAAATTCAAAATATTTTAAAAGCTAAAAAGTACAAAGGTAAACACAATAACAAGTCTTGTGTATCTTGGAAAATACAAGGGGAGCCTACTGATAACAATAAAATTATTTGGGAAGGAGAAGCTGTTGTCATAGATGAAGCAGCAAAAAACGAAGATGAATAAAACTCCAGAATTTGTACCAGGTCCACCAGGCACAGGAAAAACTCACGTATGGTTAAAAGATAAATATGCAGAATTTTTAGAAGCTGGTTATGAATGGGATAGGATAGTTGTTTTATCTCATACCAATACCGCAGCAGAAGAAATTGTAAAAGCTGTTAAAAATTTACCACAACTAAAAGACGTTCCTGATACAAAACTTGAAGATCAAATATGTACGATTCATTCTTATTTTAGAGCAGAGTATTTACCTCTACAAAAATATGAACAAGCAGAGCACAAAAAATTTTGTGATGAAAATATAGCGATGAGAAATTGGAATAAAGGTAAATGGGATAAACATCCTTTGTACACTTTTTCTTCTCATGCACACGGTAAAGAAATGACTTTTGATCAGTATTGGCAAGTGTGTAACACACAGTCTTATGAGCCTTATACTAAACACCACTTAAAACCATTAAAAGAAAAATATGATGCTTTTAGAGAGAATCATAAAAAACTTTCTTTCGAAGATATGATAGATAATTTTATATTTCGTGCGGAGATTCCAACTAACATAGATATTTTAATAGTAGATGAAGCACAAGATTGCAGTAAACCACAAATAAAAGCTTTACAAAAAGCAGCTACGAATGCAAAAAGGTTTATCTTTATAGGTGATCCGGACCAAACAATTCATGAGTATGCAGGTTCTGATCCTGATTTTTTTTATAAACTAGCAAGCACACCAGAAGCAAAAAATAATGAACTTAAAGAAGGTTTAAGATGTGGGGAAACCATTAATAAAATTTGTAAAAATATTATAGCTCCTGTTTGGAACAAATGGGGTGTCAATGCAGTAAGAACTTGGACTCCTGTAGAAGGTGTTGTTGGTAATTCTTATTGGATACCTAGTATTGAACAAAGCTGTGAGGCTAGTGAAATATTAATTAATAAAATATTAACCACTAATGAAAGTTTTTTATTTACATACAGAGGCAACCCAACTCATAAAAAAATTAATGAATTTTTAGAAGCTAACGGTATTGATTACAAACTAGTTTCTAACGATAAACCACATGTTTCTAGAAAAGATTTTAGGTGTTTTAAAACATGGGACAATTTTTTAAACGATAAAGTTTCTAAAAAACAAATTATGGAATACTGGCCTCTGGTAGGTAAATTAGTTAAAGTTCATGGCAAAGGTTCTGTTGATAAATTAAAACCTTTAATAGATAAGGAATATAATATTCAAGAGTTTATTGATATGGGTTTTATTTTGCCTGAAGCTAAACAATACAAAGATTTTTCAGAAGTAGTAATAAAAAAAGATTTAATTGAAAAAATACCTTTCATAAGAAGGGTGCTACACAATAAAATGAATATAGAAAAAATGCCTAGAGTTGAACACGATACGATACACAAAGTAAAAGGTTTGACTTATGATAATGTTATTGTTGATCTTTCTGTATACAGGAGAGAAAGAGATGTGTACGAGCCAATAAGGCTAGCTTATGTTGCTTATAGTAGAGGTAAGGTAGATTGTTGGAGTATAGGAACTTCTAATTTTAAATATATGCCTGGTGGATTAGCTGGCATACAAAATCACAGAAGAGAAATATTAGAATTGTAAAGGAGGTTATATGAGTAAAGTATGGGACAAGNNTATAAAATTCAACCAAGTAAGTTTGTGGTTGAGAATAAATTGCTATATCCAGAGGGATGTGCTATTAAGTACATAATCAGACATCAGGATAAAAATGGTAAGGAAGATTTATTGAAAGCAATACATTTTATAGAGATGATTATAGAGAGGGATTACAATGTGTAAAACACCTGAAGATTTAGATTTAAATGGCATAGACACTGTAGCATTAGATATAGAAACTTACGATCCTAATTTAAAAACAAAAGGGTTAGGCGCAGTAAGAGGTGATGGTTTTATTACAGGTGTAGCCGTAGCCACAGGTCAAGATACAGTTTACTTTCCTTTACATCATTCAGACCATGTAAAATCTGATTCAGAAAAGAAAAATTTTTGGGACCAGATGAATAAGAAAATATTGCAGAATCCAAACATTACAAAAGTTTTTCACAATGCAATCTATGACGTTTGTTGGATGAGAGCAGAGACTGGTAAGATGTTAAAAGGTCGTATAGTTGATACCATGGTAGCCGCATCTGTTATCGATGAAAATAGATTTAAGTATTCTTTAGATGCTTTAGCAAAAGATATATTAAAAGATGAAAAATATAAATATGACTTACAAGAAAAAACATTTCAATGGTCCGGTGGTATGCAAAAAGACCCTATGTCTAACATGCACAAACTACCTTCTCATGTTGTAAAAGAATATGCAAAACAAGATGTTAATTTAACTCTAAGACTATGGAACATATTTGATAAACAATTAGATAAAGTTTTACATACTAAAAAAAATGGGGAACAAAAAACTTGTAGAAATATATTTGAATTAGAAACTAGATTATTTCCTTGTTTGGTAGACATGAAGTTTAAAGGAGTTAGAATAGATACACAAAAATTAGAAGCTTTTGGAAAAAAACTTAAATGCAGAAGAGATAACTTATTAAACATTATTAAGAAACATACTAAGGTAAATGTTCAGTTGTGGGCAGCGAACTCTGTAAAAGATTTATTAAAAAATCAAAACATAACTAATTATGAAAAGACACCTAAATCTGGTATGCCAAAACTTCCAAAAGATTATTTAAAAACTCATGCAAATAGATTTTTAAGAATGCTTTCAAAAGCAAGAGAGGCGGATAAAGCTGTCAATACTTTTATAGAAGGACTGAAAGGGTATATTCATAATGGTAGAATACATGCAGATATAAATCAAATACGATCAGATGCGGGTGGAACAGTAACAGGGAGATTTTCAATGAGTAACCCAAATCTGCAACAGATACCTGCCAAAGGATATTATGGTAAAAAAATGCGAGAGTTATTTTTACCAGAAGAAGGACATCAGTGGGGGTCATTTGACTATTCGCAACAGGAACCACGTATTGTGGTGCATTATGCTATAAAACATGGCCTATCAGAGACGCAGGGGCTCGCAGATAAATTTAATAGTAATGAGGCCGACTTTCACCAAATCGTTGCTGACATGGCTAATATTCCCAGGAAACAGGCAAAATCAATCAATTTAGGCTTATTCTATGGTATGGG